CTGCTATATCAACAAACGGTTTAAAAGATGTATCAGTAACCCAGTATGGCATGTTTGGTTTTCCTTAGTATTTCTTAAGTATACCAGTGAATAGTTGCAACAAAATCACTTCTTTTTGACGATTTCTGTTGTTTTCTCCAAGGTAGATATCTTCCCAGTGGTATTCAAGTTTTGGACGTTCAAGCATGTGAGATTGAATCACATAGTTGATGCCTTTAAACTTTGTTTTTCTTGGCAGTAGTTGTTCAATAAACTTACCCATGTTGGTATTAAACCATTGATAAAACTCAAAGAAGCCACGAATGTTTAACTGAGTTGTTAGTCGGTTAAAGTATATGTCTCGCAATGATTCTAGATCTGGGTAATCTGGAGAAAACATCATATCTGGGGCTCCAAGAATGTTGTTGAATATATCCAACGAAGAAAACATTCCAATCATGTCTTGGTTTAGTGAGTCAACGATAGAAAAATCAATGCTGAACTTAGCATTGTCTTCGGGTATTTGTTCTTGTTGAATCTCGTATATAGGAGCTGCTTGAGAATACGAACCAACGTCTTGATCGACATAATCCAAGCTTTGATAGCTTCTTACACGAACCTTTTGATCTGTTACAGCTTCATCAAAGTTTGGAGAAATAAACGAATAGTAAAATCGTTCTGGGATGATAACAGAAGACGTTACAGGGAATCCAGTACCGCTAGCATGTAGATAATGCTGAGAAAAGTCAAAGATTTGAATTGAACCTGTTGAGTCTGTCATCAACTCAATTTGATCTGTGTTCCAATCACCACGAAGTTTTTGGAATGATCCGCTTCTAAAGTTTTCAAAGTTGAAGTTAACCAACGGATCTTGTACACCAAGGCTCTTATAGTCTCTTACGTGTTCTCTCCATTCTTCAAGAGTTAATCCTTCGCTCCACCAACGCATTTGCGTTATCTTACCATCAAACGTTTGTAACGGATGTTCGTTAACAAATCGATTGGTTGTGGCAATTGTTGTGCTACCGCTACCAAACGCTAGAAAAGAACCAGAACCATTATATGTTCCATTGATAACTTGCCACATATTGTTAGCAGAGTTAGACCCAAAGTTATCATCGTAATAAGAACTTGTTGTGTACTCTTCTACAATACTTCCAAGGTTGTTTCTACCAACACGCAAAAAGTAAGACGAAGATACTTGGTTAATAGAATCACCACGAACTCTACCAAAGCTTATGTTCCAAGCTTGACCGTTCATAATGTCGGGTGTTGTTATGCTCATTGTTAAAGCAGTTGCTCCAACAGTTGAGTTTGGGTTGACGTACAACGTAACACCTGACCCAGTTGTTGCATACAAGTTAGCTAACACATTTTCTACGTTGCTAGAACCTGTAGACATAATGCGTACAAGGCTTTGAACAGAACTGGTACTAGGTGTACCAGAATAGTTGTAAATACCTTCGTATGTCCATGAACCACTTGTAAACAAACCGTCGTTAACGTTTGTTGTTCCTATGTTATGTCCAGTATTAGGATCGACAACAAATGATCCAACAGGTGTTGGATATCCCGGTTCAACTCTGCTTCCAGAAAGATATGGTGTTTTTACATAACCACCAGCTTTAAAGTTTAACGTTGTTCCGATTTCATTTCTTGACTCACGCAAAGAATCAAGTGTACGTTGTGTTGGTCCACCATATTCTTTGAATCTAAAAATGTTGTCTCCATCAATACCAACCGCTCTTAAAAAAGCTTTGATGCTGTGTATTGTACCTTTGCTTTTAAGAATGTCGTTGGCATTAATCAATATCCTACGCCAGATTTGATTTTGTAGATATTGAAGGGTATATTCGCTGTTAACAATGGTTGGTGTAACGTTGGTTCCGTTAATGAACTGATTAACATCTGAACCAATAAACAAAGGTGGAAGATCCAAGCCGTAAAAATCAGCAAGTTGTTTTAAAAACGCATCTGGGGCTGTGTCATTTTGGTCATAATCAACGTGTCTTAATGTTGAAAACGCATCAAGAAACAATTTGATTTCGTCAAAGAATCCTGCCCAAAGATAAAGCAAACTTAACAAAGTTTGTGTGCTGCCAAGAGCTGCTGTGTTTGGTTCAGAACCATATTGCAACTCATTGATTTCACCTTCTTCGGTTTCCAACGCAGCTTGTTCTTGTCCATATGTGAAATATTGCTTTGGTACAAGCTTTGTTATGATGTTTGGGTTGTAAGAATCGTATGAAGCTCCATCAGAAATAAGGTTCTCACGATATGTTACAACTTCTGGTTGATCTGGAAACAATATCGGACATTTTCTTATGTCTTCATAAATCATTGGGCTTTCGCCCATATAAGAACCTGTGTTGATATCTCTTACTTTTAAGATGTTTAACGCATAGCCATTTAATGTGCCATGCATACCTTTACCAGAAGAATCTAAAACAAGGTTTGTAGTTGATCCACTTGGCTCATTAAACTTAAAGTACAAAGCAAGTTCTGGTTCAGCATATATGCTGCTGCTTTGATACGATATCATTTCATCGGTAGAAACAACACGCTTGAAATAACGAAACTCGTCTATAGCTCCAGAGAATGTTGTTGCTGGTGTAAACAATGGTGCAAGAATGTTACTTCCTGTCCCAATAAGCAAACTGGCTGTTGGAAAATTCAAGTTACGAATTGTAACTTGACTGCTTGTTGCAACCAATGAACCACTTACATAACCAAACAATTGATTGATACCACTTGTTCTGTTCCAAGTAAATGTAATAGGCGTCCAAGACTCTTTAACAAGCTCAACAGTGGCAGACATAACGTTTGTTGACCCAGAGGCAACAAAGAATGTTAAGCTCGCTGTAGGGGCCGTAGAACTCGAAAGAAAGCAACCAAAACCATGTTGTTCGGTTGCGCTTAAAGTTTCGAGTTTTTGGAAAACCATTTGGTTTGAGTTGGAACCTGATGCAGCATAGATTTGAAACTGAAACGAGACTGAACCCGATGTTGGATCAAGCCTGCTAGCACCGTTTGGATTCTTTGTAAGAAAAGGAAACGATGTGCCTGCGCTATCTTTTACGGTAATCCACGTACCTCTTACTGGTGTATCGCCAATGTTACTGCCAGAAAAGAAAAGATAACCTTTGTGCTTTGGAAGATTTGTAAACACATAGTTTTCATAACCTGTCATTTGATCGTAGAAAAGTTCGGTTTCTTTTTGAGTTCCGTCAAAAGGATAACGATCAAAGATTTTGTTAAAAGCTGCGTTAACTTTTACTTGAGCACTGTTGAAAAACACATGGTTTTCAAACAAACTCCAATCAACATTTAGTTGTTGAGTTGATTTAATACCAGAACCTATTGGATCATAACGAAACGATCCTGTTTCTCCAACAGGTGCTTGAGTTAAGAACGCTCCGTTTTCTGAAGAAAAGGTTGACAATCCTCCATCTGGATCAATAACTCCACGAACCAATGATGGACTGAAAACACCGGGACGTAAAGCAACCAATCTTTGAATTGATGTTGGTAATGTTGTCATGATGCGATAACCTTAAACTTAAACCCTTGATTTTCAATCAAATATGTTTCGTTGTTTTCTTTGATCAAAAATTGAATTTCCAAAGGTTTGTTGATTGGTAAGTCTTGCATATACAAAGTAAAATACATACCACCACCGTCCGCTGAAAGCTTTGTTCCAACGTCATCAAAAGGAATCAACACTTCTTTTGTAAATGGATCAATCAATCTCCAATACATCTTTGGAAACACTTTTGGTTGAGCCTTATAAGGCAAATAAAAACTTTTAAGAGTTGGATCAAAATCGTACACAAAAACTTGCAAGGTTGTTGATTGATTGTTTGGGTAGTTTTCTTCTAGGTTGGTGATGTTAATACCGTAGTTTTGAGTGTTGACTATGGTGTTACGTCCACGAAGCTGATTGAAGGTTATAGATGACCCTGTAGCGAATATAACGGTATTATCCGGCGACTTCCAAACACTTTCGAACTCAACGCTTTTGTCTGATTTAAGAACCCCAGATAATCCTGTTGTATTCAAGGGAATAAACACATCAGCATAATAACTTCCTGTTTGAAATATTCCACCAAAACTTATTTGAGAACCTGTAAAGCTTTGAGAAAAATAATTCCAACTTGCTGACGTATAGTTTATCGACATTGAATGACTGAAACTATATGTTGTTGCGGTAACATATACGCTTTTGCTGGCAATTAGTTCTAGAATAATGCTACCAGAACCAGATACTTCAGTGCTGCCAGACATAAAGTTTGATTCAACACCAAATGGCGAATAATAGTAGCCTATTTTGTTGTTGTAATCAAAAAACGAACTTGCTTGATTGTCGAAAAAGCTATCGTTGTATTTTACAACAAGTGCTGGATGAATATTAGTGTTTCTACTTTGTCTTGAAGAAAAACGTTTAACAAATCTTGTAACTGTATCAGTTTCTTGTGACCCAGAAAAACTTAATCTAAATCCATAATCAGGTATGTCACCATTAAGTGTAGCAGAAACTGCTGTAGTTACATCGATTAGCAAGTCTTCATCACCTCTGGCAAAGCTTTGAGAGAAGCCTAGTGGAACATTACCAATAAGAGAAGAAGAAAGATAATAGTCTGCATTAACATCTGTTACATCTGATCCATAACCTATTCCACCACTTGTCCATGTTACAACTGTTGGATTAATTGAAGCAGTAAACCAGTTGACAGCATCTAAGTCACGATAACCAATAACGTCGTTACCACGACCTTCTTCCCAATCTTTTGCTAGCGGATATAGAATAAGCGTATAATTTGATGGAACAGTTTGCCCACCATACACATTTTTTATCGACACATAGCATTTAAAGCTTGAATCATTGATGTTAAGAATAGAACCAGTAAGAGCACGAAGTTCATTTAAATCAAAATGAATAAGGCCACGAGATAGTTCTACACCAGAAGTACCGCTTGGCACGGTGGTAGCGTTGTATAGCTTGAACAAATCAATGGTACCAGCTTGGCCTACGTTTGCATCCGTAGAAGCTGAAGTAGTTGGGCGTGTGCTATTAATTATTTTGTTGGTAACGTAGCTATCTTTGTCAGCTTTAAGAATACGATACATAGTTTTTCCACTATGATGTAAATAGCTGCTTTATATAAATCTAGAGAAGTAAGGAGGGCAGGTTTTACGAACTCTTTTGTGCCTTGCGTCTTTCCCATGAAGCTTTTATTTTAGCAGAAACTTTTGCTTTATACTCGGGATCTTCCCACCGTTTTTTTGATGTTTCGGCTCTCTGCGTTTTGTCAATCGAATTTCGTATCGATTCAATCATGCGTTTGCGATACTCTTCATCCTGCCATCTTGCTGAAGATGCTTTGCTATAGTTTTCGATAGCTTCTGGGCTATTCATCGAATTTACAACTTTCTCTCTAAACTCTGGGTCTTCCCACTGTTTCTTCCTTGTTTCTTGAAGTTTTTCAATCGTTTCTACACTGTGAGTCTTTCCTTTGCGTGCTTCACTCGCTCTAGCTCGCATTTCATCAGTATATACACGTTCTACCGACCTTAGTTTTTCTATTTGAGATTCACGATATTCTGGATCTTCCCACTTCTCCTTCATAAGAACACTGTTTGCTGCACCTATTTTCGCTTTTGCTTCGTCAGAAAAAGTTCTGCCACGCAAACTATCAGCCCTTTTTCTATTCGATTCTTCAGAAAAAACTTGCTCCGCTCTCGCTTGCCTAATCTTTTCTAAAGTTTCTTCTGCAAATACATTAGTCTTGCCTTTGTTCCACGGTTCGATACCAGTTTGTTTGCCCTTGTTCCAAGGAGTCTTTCCTTTAAGCTTATTCCTTGTTGCTTCTGGATCTTTGCTAGGATTCCCCTCCCTTGAAATCGCCCTGTCACAAAGATTGTAGCAGTTGTTTCCTTTATCATAATATTGGTTAATATAACCTTCTTCAATCATTAAACGCTCTTCTTTTGATTTGTCTTCAGTTACTTCAATAACTTCAAATAGAAATGCATCTTCACCACATTTGTTAAAATCTGCTTGAAGAAACTTGTTTTGATGCTTTTGATTACGAAGAGAAGATGAATGCTGATTCCAGCGAACTTTGAAAAGTTTCGCAGAACCAATATAGATTCTTCCATTTAGTTTATTTGTGATCTTATAAATTCCAGACTTAAGAGAATGACCTTCGTACTTGTATTCCATAAAACTTTACCTCTCCTATTACTATATAGTAAGGAGGTAACGTTTTACAAACTAAGCCGCTCTACCAACTAAATCAAAATCTACATATTTGATTTCAAACATTCCTCCCGGTGGTGGAATAAGAATTGAGTTGTTGATTAAGTTTGTTGTGATATCATAGCGAACATCGCTATACACACGATCACCAACAGTGCCTGTAACGTTTGTTGCTGTTATTCCTCTAACGCTCAACACACCAACGTTGTTATAGATAATGTTTCTTATGTCGTCTAAAATCAATGGTTGATCCATTTGAAAGTTTCCAACATTGAAGTATTGAATAAGTTTGCTTTGTACGTTTTGCAACACTAGTTGACGGCTATATGTGGGGTCAACTGTTATGTCATAGTTGATTTGTAAGTTAACAATACGTCCATCTAGTATATCGATAGCATCAGAAATCATACGATATTGATTGAGATATACTGCTATGTTCTTTTTAAGAAGGTCTGGAGCTAGTATTAGTTGGTTTAAATTGTTACGACACAAGATATAAAGCAAAGCACTGTTCGGGTTGTCAGGATTGTTTTTTATCGAAGCACGATATACACGGCCAAAGTTTGCTGGCAATGAATATATTCTTGCCATTAAATCTTCTTTGCTTACAATGCGTGATTGTGCTGCTCTAGCACTTGGGATTTGAATACGAAGTTCATCTAAAGTTGGTGCATCTGCACCACCCGCACCAGACACGTTGTTGTTTGCATCAGCAGAAGCTCTAACATCTGCGGCAATTGCTGATGATGGATTGTTTGGAAACTCTGTTAGCAACGTTGCTATATCTACAATGCTTTGTGGAGGTACATTATGACTTAAACCTCCACCTGCACGATATGTTACTGTGATTGTTACGTTTGGAGCTATAGCTCCCAATGTTGATGTTCTTAAAAGATTGTTTGGGTCAATCGTAAACCTAGAAAAGTTCTTACGGCCATACAAAGGCAAAGCCGCTTCAGAAGGATCTGGTACAAGATCGTCATTCATTGTTTGCCCAGAACCGCCACCAAAGGTTAATGTTGTTAAACGTGTTGCAAGTGCTGTTGTACGATAAAATCTAAATGGTGCTGGTTGAATCTCTAAATTAGCTTCAACATATTGTTCGGTTGGCGCAGCGGTTGAAGCAGGATTTCTATTTCTTACAGATTTAAAAACAGTATCTTGTGTTAGATAATCAACTTCGTAGTAGTTGTTGCCGTCACTATCAATAACTGATATAATGTCAGTTACGTCTCGGTTTTGAAGTGTGTATCTTTTAAACGGTTCAAATCCATTAACAGGAAATGATTCAGTGGTTGTAACGCTACTCAAACAATTTCCAGTTGCCGAAAAAATAAAGTTTGCAGGATTGTTGTTGTTGTCAACGTCACCAATAACATAGCTTATACCTATACCCGGTGTTCCGTCGCTTTTTGTAACAGTGAAATCTAAATCATCGATTAGTTGAAATTGAACTGATAAGTTGGAGTTAACAGTTGTGCCTTCTTTTATTATAGGAAGAGCTGTTTTGTTATACGAACCATCAGTATCAACAGGGATACGAACGTAAAATGTAACAGGTAGAACTGCTGGTGCGGCTCCAACAATTTGAACTCCAGCTTCTCTTAAAAGCTTTTCAAGGTTCTTTGATTCAACGGCTGTTTCAGCATTAAGTTCACCAAATTGGTGATCGAGATAAAAGCTTTGAACGTCACCAACATAAGACGCTAGCTCTAAAAGCAAACCACCAAATCCGTTTGCAGAAAAATCTTGAATTCGATCTGGAAAGTATATGCGTGCGTATTCTTCTAAATCAGCACGAAAACTATCAAAGTCTTTGTTAAGATATTTTCTTTCTTTAATGATTTGTGTGATTGATCGTCTGGTATCGATTGGCATTGTATTGTCACCTTATGTTAGATATGAAACAGTTTAACTCACCGCAAATGTTATTTGCAAACGTGATGTTGGTATCGATGCTCTTGGTATGCTATAATCTAACGTTATAACAACAACACCTAAACCGGGGCTGCTTGCAAACGTTTGTTGAGAACTATCAAAGCTTTCCAATTCAACATAAGGCATCCATTTACCAACCGCATCAGATATTCTTTGCATTGCTGCATCATCAAATGCACCTTTACCTAACTCGTATTCAGTTACCAAAGGCGCAATGTTTGCCCCATAATCGTACAAAGCCAATCTTTCACCCCAGTTGGTCATAATCAAATCACGAAGATTGTTTTTCATGGTTTCACCAACGGTGTAATGCATACCCAGTAAACCATCGTTGTTTTGTCCCAAACGCAACGGAGTTATGATACCAATTGGTTTTGGTGTGGGAGCTACAGATGATTCCTGAGTTGTTAGTTCAGCAGAAGTAATACCAACACTTTTAAAGCTTCTCATGTTCTATAACTATAAACCAAACAATCTACGATAAGCTTCATACGAAGTACGTTCAGTTAATTCGTCTGTTGCTTGCCATTTAGGTTCAGAAACTGGTTGCACCGGAATATTAGCCGAAGTTTCGTTTTGGTTTGTTTCTCCTCTTAATGCGTTCGTTGGATTGGTTTCATCTGTTGTTACCGAAGCAGGAACAACTGTTTTCGCAACGAAATCGTCAAACGTCATTCCTTCGCTTCCACTGTTCATATCTGAACTTAAAGCAGAAACAGTGCCTGAGATTTGCGGTATTTGTTGTATTGCTTGTTTTTTTGCTTCGTTAGCAGCGTTTTCACTTACTCCGCTTCGAAATTGATTGGTAGCGTTGTTTGCAGCTAAGTTAGATGCATCAATGTTGGCTGCATTTCTAGCATTGTTTGTTGCAACATCGTTTCCAGTAAGTTGTGGATCATCGTTGCAAAGAGGGAAAAATATACCAACAATCGGAATAGGATTAAGCAAGCTTTTTATAAAGCACCAAAGAGCTCTTAATATTGCGAACGCAATTGCAAAAGCCATAAGTTTTATTGGGTCTTGATTAGGGCTAGGATTACTAACAGCAGATAAAGGTGTTTTAAACGCTGCGTATATGCCTTCGCCCAAAGTTCTTGCTCCTGCATTCACAGGTGGAGGCAATGCGTTGATAGCTTGCTCGATAATGGTTATTTGAGCTTGTGCTATTAACTTGTTTGTTTGATTTTCTATTTGAGCTCGTGTAGCCGCAGCAGTTGTTTCTTGCGTTCTTGCTAAGTCGTCTCGGTTTGGCATAACGTTAACTAGTTTAAACTATTGACCAAAGATTTTAGAACTTCGAGACTTATAAACAGCTTCGTTTGTTTTTTGTCTAGCATCTTCTACTTTGTTGTTTAATGCTGATCGATTGCCTTCGCAATCTGATTTCAATGTTCCCCACGCTAAATCTGGTCCGCCGTGAGTGCATATACTAGTTGAAGTGGCGCATCGTCCGAAATTATCAACCAACTGACTATAAGCTGTTTGCAATGCGCTTATTTGCCTTTGTAAGCCTTCAACAACTCGTTTAAACTCGCTCCATTTGATATAAGGCTCGGTCCCAGCAAATTCATTTGCGTCCCCAACATTTAGTTCGCCTGTGGCACCTTGTTTGTTTCTGGGACGATCAGGAACAGGTTGTTGAGTTGGATTCGATCCACTTAATGCTGCTCCACCAAGAAAGATTTGCATTCCATCGATTTGGATTCTGCCTTCTGGAGACATATACATAAAAGCTAAATGATCTGTTCCAGCAGCTTGTGCATCTAAATCTTCTGGTGTTCTGTTTTTACCTTCTTTCAAAATCAACACAGAACCAGAAATAACATCACCCAAACTATCTTCGTTTGGTACAGATCGTCTTGCGATCAATCGAATATGATCGGCTTTGTTAACGATGTAAGAACTACCAACATTAGCACTAGAAGAAGAAAACTGAACTGGGTATAAACCATTGGGACTATAGTTGATGCCTTCTGGTTTTAATGCGTCGTTAACTGCTCCTTGTGTTGTTTTTGCTGTTTTGAAATTGGTGTCGCCAAGAGTTTTCATGCTGACATATATTCTTGCAGCATCATGAACAAAATCTGGATCACCTTCTTTGAGTTGTTCTACCCTACCATTCAATCTAGGAGTTTTATCTACTTCTTTTAATCCACGAGAGTTTGTAACAACAAAAGGGCTTGTACCTTTATGAGAAGCTTGAGCAGAAGGAATAGAACGATCTGATGGATCTAATATATAACGACTTCTACCAGTAACGATATCAATTGCACCAGCATAGTTTTTTTGTTCTATAGCAGAGCTTGTAACATACCCAACACGATCTCTGCCAAGCATGATTAATGAGTTATTCATGCCTTGAATAACAAACTCTTGTGGTCTTTTTGTCCAACGAGGAACTACTTCATAAGCGTGTTGCAAGCTACCAGAACGTGATAGTTGATATATGGTATCATATGGATTTGTTGCACCATCTTGCGGCAACGTTGTTGTGTTGCTTTCATTTCCTCCGTTTGGAAAATACGGAACATATAAGCTGCTGCTTCTGTTTAATGATTGGCTAACACGACGAGACTCAAAATATTCTTGATTGAATCTTCTATCGTTGTGTGTAAAGTTTGGATCTTCTACAGGCAAACCTTCTGGTGTTCGTGTAAGCCATTTTGAACCTTTCCAACCGTATTTTTGAAAGTCTTCAAAAACAATTGTTATTTGCTCTCCAACTTGTATGGGAAGCATGAAATGGCTTTGAAAAAAAGGAGCAATAAGAATCTTGATTGGAGTAGAGTCGCTTACACCATCAGAGATTGCAGTAGCAATAACGCTGTTAGCAGGAGCTTGTTCTACTTCTTCTGGATTAACAACCAAACGTTTTATACGATCACGATCTTCAACTGTTAATTCTTTTGGATTATAGATAACTTCTTCAACGGTTGCACGTTGAAATATCGGTGGTGAACCAGCCACTTGGCTGTTTAACACCAATTTAGACATGTCTAATGTAGGAGAAGTAGCTCCAGCTAAAACTCTTCCTACGTTAATGTTTTCATTAGGCATCGATCAATCCTTGCTACTACGTTTTATTCTGTCGAACAAAGAACGACTATCTGGGATTTCTTCGGCTTCTTGTTTGTCCTTGGCCTTATAAACCAACTCAGCTAACTTCAAAAGTTGAGTGTTGGCTTTTTCCATACGTTCCATATATTTTGCCATATGATCGCCATGAATAACATGTTGTTCAGCATTACCATGAACTTGAACGTATAAGTCGGTCCAAATCATATAAGCGTTTCTTCTATCGATCAAAGCGTTTTCGTAGATTTGTTTCCACAAAAGCTTTAAACGTTCGTCTATTGTTGTAATTGAATCCAACAACTCTGAAAACACGGCAAGATCTTGATCGGTTTTTTTGATCAATTCTCGCCCTGCTGGGTTGTCTTTTTCTATGTCTTCAAAGTTTGTCATGTCATCAATCAATTCGTTCATATTCTTCTTTGGCTGCTTTGTAATGACGTTTCATAAGAGAAAGCACAACACTAAGTTGCTTGGGCGAAAGGTTGGTTATTTCTCTTAAATAAAGCATTACAGCACGTTTGTTAAGAAAATCAAGTTCGTTAACGTTGCTAAACAACAAGTTAATTCCCTTAAGACATTCAAGTTCGTTATCAGTTATGGCTTTTGAAGAAATAAACTCCAATATTGTTTTGATTTTTTGGTGATCGCATTCTTCTACCAAACTTTCTTCTGGAGACGGTGAAACACTATGATTTTCTATTGTTTCCAAGTCATGTTGAGACAAGGCTTCAGTATCATCAATAGAAGTAAACACATGAACATTACGAACACTTTGTTTGCTTTTAATGATTAACCAATGTTTTGCAACAACATTGAAGTATGAGAATGCTTTGGTGCCTTTACTTGCATCAAACTTTGTAATTACACCATACAAAAACTCGATGCATTCATTTTGCAAATCTGCTTTGCTTTCATATTGAATTTGAAAACCATAAACGTTAATCAAGTTTTCCACAAGCTTGTTAAAAGCTGGAAGTATTTCACGAACGTATATGTCGTTGCGTTTGGAAGGTATTGTTTCAGCTTTGTAATCAACAATAGCTTGTTGAGTGTTAGCATTGAAATAAAACTCTTGTGGAGCTGCCCCGCCTTTTGGCTTGCGTTTGATTAGCTTTTTACCTGTTGGAATCATTCGCCCTCGTCTTCATCTACAAGCCGAATATAGCGTTGCTTGCTTCGTTGTGTAAAGTTTTGAATAAGCTTGTGCGTTGCGGTTTGACACATTTTTACATTTTCCATTGCTTCATCAACCGCTGCTTTTGTTTGTGGATTGTCAAAAAACATAGGAGTTTTAACGATAGCTTCCAATGTTTCTAATGTTCTTTCATGAATCTCAATCGCATCGGCAAGATCATCTTCTAAAATGAAAATGATTTTAGCCCATCTAAAGGCGTGGTAAATTACAAAACCTAAAGCGATTGCAAGTAAGAACGCTAAAAAATAACCTATCATTGTTCTTCTTTCAAATGCTCATTCAACACTTCTGAATAAATACGAGCTACAGCATCAAAACAATAATGTTCTCGGATTTTTGTTCCAAGCTCGGTTGCCCATTGCTTTGGAATCTGTGAGCCAGAATAAAACTTCTTTAATCGTTGTTTGGCATCAAGTTCAACAGGATTAGCCCACTTTACATCCTTCATAAAAATTTGATTGTCAACTCTAGATGCAGGAATTGTCATCAAATTATAGTCTACAGGAATAAATCTTCCATGCTTAAGGAACTCTAAATGACCGCTCCAATTTGTTGCAATAATGGGTAGATCACAAGCAGCAGCTTCTACAATAGGTAAACCATATCCTTCGCCGTGGGTAAAAGTTACAAGAGCCTTGATGTCTGGATGTGTATAAAGTCCATGCATTTCTTCATCTGTCATATGACCATGAAGTAGATAAAACTTTGGTCCTTTGTTCTTTGGTCCAACAATTTCTCCAACCAACTTAGAAAAGATATTCCTAATGTTTTGCTTGTCGAGTTGTGTTTGTGCGCCAGAGTTTGTTTTAACAACGATACCAACGTCAGGACAATCTACGAATGCGTCAGCCAGCCACTTCATTGTATAAGGAAGGTTTTTACGATCATTTTCTGTGTTGTTACCAGTGAGTTGACCAACAACAAGAAAGTTAAACTTGGTTGATAAGCCAAGGTCTACACTAATAGCTTCGGATAGCAAACCATCTGGAAAGCTTTCTGGCACAACGATAATTGGAACTGTTACTTCTCCTGTGTTTAGGAAAGTTTGCTTTGTGAACTCGCTTGGAACAATAATCATATCCATACGATTAATGCATTCAATCCAAGCTGGATTGCACTTATCGGTTTCTACACCTGCTGTTACCCCAACGTTAAACGTTCCAAGAAAAGGATTCCATTCATTTGGAAGTTGAAGTTGAATGGTTACATCATAGAAGTTCTTTTTGTTTCCTGCTGCTTGAAGAATTTGTCCAATAAGACCATCTTCTGCTTCAGTATCAACAATCATATGAGTTTTACCCCAACCAAGAGGTTCAGTTGTAATGTCTAGTTGGTGTGTTTCTGTTGCCACACGAAAAAGCCAGCGAGCGATTTGACGGGCGTGAACACCGTAGCCTGCATGAACCAAAAGAGGTGCTCTAAGTAGTACAGATTTCATTGTTTATAGTCTTCCTATCATTTACCAAACGGACGAAGTTGTTCACAAGTCCAGCTTTTTGGTTTGTTCGTTTTAAAACCGGTAATGCATTTATCCAACGTTTCGTCCCATTGTTTAATCATATTTTCATATGAAAACTCAAAGTTGCAATAATCAATGTTCTTTTCAGACAAAGCTTTTCGTTCCTCTGGTGTCATCTTATAAACCTTCCAATAAGCTTCGGCAACGTCAAGATAGTTAACGTGATCGTCGTAAATGTAAGGAACAGCTTGTGACCCAACCAAGGTTCGTGCTGCTGGTTCAATAGCCACTCCATTCTCCGACCCATCACGGTGATCTACAACTTGACGAGTTAATCCACCTGTTTTAAGAGCGATAATAGGCTTACCAGCCATCATGGCTGACAGAGTGGCTAAACCAAATCCTTCGGCCTTTGCAACGTTAACAGTAAAGTCTGTGATGTTATAAAGAGCGTTCATATCATTGAAATCAACTTTTTGAGTTGAAAACATAACGTGTTCATTAATACCAAGCTTTTCTGTGACAGCGATAAGGTTTGGACCCTCAACATCGTTTGGGTCTGTGTGCATGATTAGCACAGCCTTGCGATGCCCTTCTTCAGCTTGTAGACGGTCGAGAAACACCCGCCAAGCATTAAGAACATCGTTTGGCATTTTACGGGTTGCATTACGGTTAACCCATGTGCCAACAAACCAATCAGCTCGTTCTCCAAAGTTCTTCTTGCGAAGTTCTATTCTTGCTTGTTCTGGAAGAGGGAAATATACTTCTTTTGGAAAAGCGTGAGGAATGTAGTTTGTACGTTCTGGGAACTTTGAATTCACCATTTCATATGTTTTATATGAAAGGCAATTGATGAGGTCTGTAGACTTGTACCATACATCGTTGTAATCTGGATATGGGTCATTGTCCCATACATGCCAATAGGTTATTGGACAGATTTGATGAATTTCGTCTTCGATATCCCAAAGCCAAAAAAACTGTCTTGGGTCTGTGAAAAGAAGCACAGCGTCAGGTCGTTCGTTAATCAAGATGTTGCGAATGATTTCGGGGTTTCCGAAACCATCAACAGGTTTGATAACAAAGTCTGGATTAAGCATAACTGTGTCATAGTTTGGATGCTTGATTGCTCCACCGAGACAACGAAAGCTATACTTGCCTGTATTCAACAAGCCTTGAATAAGGAATCTTGCTTGAACACCAACACCACTTGTGCATAGTGGATGGTCACTCAACATCAAAATCTTGTGTTTGCGTTGTGGAACAACAACGGCTACGTCATTTGAACTCATTTAAAGGTTCTCCTTAGTAACCAGATATCGTAGCACAAACACAAGGTTATGTTTTTACTTATCTAATCTTTTCTTTCCAATACTCAATCATTTCATCGAGCAATGTTTCAAACGTATATTCTGGTTTCCAACCCAACACGGTTCTTGCTTTTGTTGAGTCTCCCTTAAGGTACTTAAGCTCTTCTGGACGCATGAATGCAGGATTTTGCACAACGTAATCTTGATAATTCATATCAAGCCTACGAAAAACATAATCAACCATTTCTCTAACTGAATGCGTTTCACCGGTTGAAACAACAAAATCATCTGGTGTTTCATGGTTGATGATTTTGTGCATGGCTTTTACGTAATCTTTTGAGTGACCCCAATCACGATATGAGTCTAGATTGCCAAGTTCAAGTTTATCAGTCACTCCACGGTAGATTTGTACGGCTGTTTTAACCACCTTGTTGGTAACAAAGTTAGAGCCTCTACGTGGAGATTCGTGGTTAAACAATATTCCGTTAACAGCGTGCAAACCATAAGCTTTGCGATAGTTTCTAACAATAGAATATCCAAACAACTTAGAGCAACCATATGGACTTACTGGATGCATTGGTGTTGTTTCTCTTTGGAATCCATCTGAGTCTTGGCTGTTTCCAAACATTTCTGATGAACTAGCTTGATAAAACTTTGCGTTAGGACAAAATCTACGATAAGCCTCTAGCATATTCATAACACCAAGAGCATTAGTTTTCACGGTAAATTGTGGGATTTCAAAGCTGATTTTAACGTGGCTTTGCGCTCCAATGTTATAGATTTCATCTGGCTTAAGATCGAACAAAAGTCGGTCAATAGAACTTTCATCCAGTAAGTCGCCATAGTGGGTTACTATGTTTTTAGTAATATGACCGATTCGAATATCTTGATTCTCGGCCATAGAATTTCTACGAACCATACCATGAACTTCATAACCCAAAGACAAAAGATATTCAGCTAGATAGCTTCCGTCTTGACCATTGATTCCAGTGATAAATGCTTTTTTACTCATATGTTTTCCTCAATGAATGTTTTATCCAATTTTTGACCGTAGTACGGCCCATTTTTATGCTCGCAGATGATCGTATTATCTTCTAAGCATTCAAGACTATGACCACCTTCTAAAGTTATGTGTATCTCGCCTTCTGAAAGATCATGCGTTCCCATAAATGAATCATCAATATCATAATGAAAAACTCTGATCTTACCTTTGAAAACAAACCAAGATTCTTGCGCTATTTGTTCAGAAACCTTGATAGGTTTTGATATGTGCTTATGTGGACGAAACTTGGTGTTCTTTGGTTTTTTTATCACAGCGCATTGCAAGAACTCATTTTCATCAACCAAATCAACTCTGTCCGTAACGTTATTCAAATCATACATCACAAACAGCAGTTTATTTTTTTCTATTTTTGAATAAACTTTTTTCATACTTTTTTCCTACATGTGTAAACCAAACGATAATCCTTGATAGTCGCTGGCGTCTTCACCGTAACATTCGGTGTAATCGTTTCTAAAACGAAACCAGCATTTTTTAACAAATCTTTTAACGTATGGTTCGACCAAAGTATATGTCGCAACTCATATGAAAAAACATCAACAATCGTGTTGTTTTCTTTTACAACAACATTATTTTCCATAATCGAAATAGAATCGAATAAGTTAGTTTTCGTTGATGTTGATATTTCAAACGTTTTACTGCTTGCGGTTTTTGTCTTAAATGAATGTTCTGTTGGCTGCTCGATAGTACAAGCAACACCGTTCCAACAGTCAAACACAAACACTCCATTTGGCTTTAAACGGTTATTAATAGCATCAAAAAACGTTTGCAAGTCTTTTATGCTTTCAATGTGGTTGACAACATTAAACATTGATATTGCACAATCAACTTGCTCGGAGATCTTTAAATCAGCAACATCACAACAAAAACCTGACACATTTTTTATGCCAAGGTTTTTAAGCTTCAACAAACCAATATCAATCATTGGTTTAGATAAGTCAACAGCAATAACTTGCTTGAACTTTGGAGCTAACAAGATCGTGTGAGACATTGTACCGCAACCAATGTCAAGTAGAACGTTATGACTATCAGCGGTTCTCGTTATGTACTCGGCTTCTTTTGAATAGTCTTTATCTAGATAAAGGTCGTCGTAGCAGTTAGCCAGTTTGTCGTTGTACGTACTCATTCATTTTCTCACAAACGTATAAGATTTGTTCGTTTGTTATCCCAACAAATGATGGTAGACAAACACCTTCTTTGTATTTTTTAATCGATATCTCATACGATGTTTTCTTTTTCTTTTTCAAGTTAGAAAAACATGGCTGCATATGTAGAGGATAAAAAAACGTTCTAGTTTCGATGTTGTTTTCTTTAAGATGTTGCATTAACTGTTCGGAACCATCTGCAACTGTTGTACAAACTCGAAATGGTATATGGTTTGATTTATCGCTTTTTGGAACGATGATTTCATATCTGCTGTCTAGGTTTTGTTGATATGTTTTTAATATCGTAGCTTTTTTACTTATGATATCTGGTAGTTTTTCTAGTTGCACCAAACCGATTGCAGATTGAATATCTGTCATACGAAAGTTATAACCGATTTCTGGATGAATGAAGCTTCCACGGTCGATTCTACCTTGGTTGCGAACATAAAGAAGCTTTTTATATGTTTCTTCATTGTTTGTAACTAACAAACCACCTTCGCCTGTTGTAATAGTTTTGTCAGCAAAAAAAGAAAAACTGCCAATGTCACCGTAGGTACCAACATGTTTGTTATTCCATGTGATTCCAACTCCTTGAGCAGCATCTTCAACCACCTTTAATCCATGTTTTTCTGCAAAAGACATGATTGCTTCCATATTGCAAGCCATACCATATACATGAACAGGCATAACTGCTTTTGTTTTTTTACCAACTAGTTTTTCTGCCATACTGATATTGATATGCAAATCATCGTCAATATCAACGAAGACAGGTGTCGCACCGCACATTTCCACTGCATTGGCACTGGCAATAAACGTAAAGTTCGGTACTAATACTTCGTCACCACGACCAATGCCCAAGGCTCTTAATGCCATATAAAGCGATAGAGTGCCATTGGGAGCCAGCACTCCATATCTGACATTCATAAGCTTGCATAACTTTTCAACGAACTCTTTGGATTTTGGACCCTCTGTAATCCAGTTTGAATCAAAGCATTGTTTGATTGCTGCGTATTCTCTGTCATCGAAATATGGTTGAAACTGTGGGATTTTTTCCATGATTATAGCTCTATTACATGTTTGATGGTAGGCCAAAAGTTGTATTTGTTTAAGATAAGATTTCTAGCTTCTGTTATTGCTGGCAATCTTTTTTCATAGTCATCGTTTTCGATTAATTCAATCAACCTTGGTATTTCAGTTGCTGGCTTCCTTGCATCAAACTGAATAAACGAACCTTCTGGGAGATATCTTGAAAGGTTTGTTCCGCACCAAAATATTGGAACGCACCAACAAAGCAAAGAATCGCTTAATTGTGTACCAAAAAAGTCTTTGATGAAATCTTGGTTGTCATAACCAAGGCAATATTTATAATCTTGTAAAGCTTGAACTTTATCGTTGTTTGGAATCGATTTGTTATGAAACTCTATTGAGCCGTACAAATCCAATCTTGGATATTCTTTTAGAAAACGTTTTGAAAACAGTTTTCTTAATTGATGACCTTCGTTCATCACCTTGTTAGAAACAATGCTTGTTATATGCTTTGTTTTGGGATATGGCTTTTCAGCCATAAGTTCATCGTATGTTTTTGCGATTCCGCTATAACCTTGAGCAGAAGCTTGCACATTAGTACCATACCACCATCGAATTGGAAGATACCCAGTACCATCCCAAAAAGAAAATCGCTTGAACTCACCAACTGGATATTGGTTTTTTAAATGCAAAGATAACGCTTCTCTGTTAAAGTAAAGTCGTTTTTCTGGTTTAAACATGTTAAGCAAACTCGGTCCAGCAACTTCGTCTTGTATAACGATGAATTCGGCTTGTTTCGGATCTTTTACAGCAACAACATCTTCCCAAACCCCTTCGCTCTTAGGAGTCTGATGTCTATAATCTTCTAGAATCTGCTCGCTTGATGCCCAAGGAGTCGCAGCGAAATATATTTTTCTCATCAGATAAACTCCACGCTTTTGTTTATGTTGTCAAGAATGTCATTCTTGATTTCTTCATTATATACCCCGGCCCTCAAAATAACAAGACATTTTTCTCCGTTCCCTAGAATTTTGGGTGTTTTTGATATTAACGTTGTTCCATACAAGCGTTTGTTTTCTTTTTTCAAATCGTTGTCTAACAAGCACACAATCTTTGTTGTGTCCAAACCAAACGATATCAAGTATTGAGAAAAAACGTGCGCTCCAAACAAGTATACTGGCGAACTAGCCTTGTCGATAATCTTGTTTAATCTTTGAACTTCGTCCAAATGAAACTGAATGTAGCTGCAAAAGCTTTTAAGATTCTTATCATACAAGCTGGTCGATAACTCGATTTTCTCTACATTCAAAGATTTTCTTGCACAGTAGAATATGCTGTGGTCTGTCATAAAATATTCTTTGTCTACTAAAGCATATCCATGTTTTGCCAACAAATATTCGATATAAGGTTCGGTGAGCAACATGGTGTGCTCAAAGTTAACGCAGTTGGTATAGTTGTTGTCGATCATAACCTGCATATTTGGAACGGAAAACAACAACAAACTAGATTCTTGCATAAAGCTTGATTGATGTGACAAAAACTCATCAACGTTGTAAACGTGCTCTAATACATGAGAATGAATCAAAGCATCAAACCGCTTGCTATGTTTGAAGTTGTTGTCGAAAAAACCTTTAACAACTTCAACTGGAACAGATTCATCCACCGAAGGATTGGGTTCTACAATAACCCAAAACGTTTCTTGGTTTCTTTTAATGTACTTTTTGGCAAGCTGTCCGTGCCCTCCACCAATCTCTAACACAGTTTTTACTTTGAACCGTTCTATAAACCTAGAAAAAGCTTCGTGATGCTGTTCCCAAAGCTTTCCTGTTGTTCCAGAACCATGAGACACATTGTATACTACGTCTAATGGAAGCAATGGATTAAGTTGAACCATGCCAGATTTCTTGCTTATATGCCAAGACATATCAGCAACAAGATCTTTGCTTGGATCTTGATCTACGCATCCCATAAAAACAGGAAAATCCTTAAAGGTATAAATGTGTTCTAAATCCTCTTTATCAAGGATTATATCTTTGTTTCGTTGTATCAGTTTCATGTGTTTAAAAACCCTTTGATTTGATCAAGTGTAAGTCCAACAGAGTTTAATGCCTTATCATCGATTAAAAGTTCGTAGTGTTTTTTCCCAAACACCAGCTCATGATAACGAACACCCCAATCGTTTAACTGTTGTTCTGTTATCGATCTAAGGTTTTCTTCAATAGCTTTAACGTCACCAGCGAAATGAGTCATGCCTCTTGCTGTGTACACAATAATCTTGTAACCAGCTTCGTATAAGCTGTTAGCCATATTGATGTATTCCATTTTTGGAACACAATGATGATATTTTAAAGCTCCTAACGATTCAAACTTACTGTCTCGTTCACAAAGAACGTCGTCTAAATCAAAAGCTATAGTTTTTTGTCTGCTCATAAAGTGAATCTAATCTATGATTCACCATTTGTTTTATTTCGCTGTCGGCATTTGGAAACAAACGTTTGATATGTTGAGTAAACTTTGGGTCCGACAAAAGATAGTGAACAGTCATCCATACATAACTGTCCTTTGTCAATTGTTTTTCATTGTGTTGATTGACCCATTTCTTCCATTTGCCAGAATGATAACAAATGCCAAACAACGTTTCATATGTTTGTTCGTCTTTCTTGCAAGTGTTGATATACCATTCGGTTTCGATTTGACCAAACTCAGGAGCAATGTTGATCGCATCTAATCCAACATCAAATCTGGGAGCTAGCTGGCGAAGCTCGATCAAATAATCTCCGTTGTGTTCTTTGCTTAAAAGTCCAAACGGCTTGCAAGTCATGACAAATGCTTCTAAACGCTTTTGATTGAACTCACCTGTGTTTCTACGAGCGGCTAAATCTAAACCCGTACCTGATTGCACAACAGCATACTTGATTTGTTGATATTCGTGATCTTTAAGGTTTGATCTAACAATAGACAAAAACCGTTGTAAGTCTTCTGGTTCGTACTTTCTAATAGCTTCTTCGGTTCCAACTTCATAGAAAACGTTTGGGTTTCTTTTGTACGCTTGCTGTATAAGCTCGACCGTAACCAAAGCAGCTTTTTGCATATCTTTTTCTTGTTTGAAAGGATCGATATGAATAAGATCCAAGCTTTCAGCGTCGTGAAGAATTGAAACCAGCCCATCGTCTTCCGTGCTACCTTGGAGTGGCCCTCCATGATCTCGACAAAGAGAAACGTTTAAACTGCGAGAACGTACATAATCAGCGAAATTTGCAGTATTCCAGTTGTTAACATATCCAGAGCTATAATCAACTTGCCTTCTGGAAGGAATCAATCCAATAGGTGCTTTGCTGCTGTGATCGATAACAGCATCAACAACGTTCAAGCTCATTGGTCCAATGTAATATCTTGCGTTTTTCATTGTAGTTTCAAAAATAGGTTGTATTTCCCAAAGTAGTATAAAAAGATATCCAACGGATGCTCATGCAACGGAGCCATGTTGATCCATATAATAGAAGTTAGTATGTCTATGTTTTTGTAATCGATGTTTTTTTGACCGCAGAAATCGATTATAACCTGTCTACAGTCGATCAAAGACTTCTTGACGTTTATATCACACTCAACTGTTTCGTTGCCACAGAAATCGATTTTAAACTGATTGTCTTTAATCATACCGTGATTCACAATCAAGTTGTGATTGAGTTTGGCTAAGTCATAAAACATATCACCATGCTTTATGTCTCCGTTAAAGTCTTGCCTCCAATCAATCAATTTGATTCCTTGGCTTGTCATCAACACATTATCCAAGATAAAATCTCCATGATAGCCGGTTGATTGCTTTCCAGACAAACTATCAAAATCAACCATCGATAACAAATCAACCATCGATGGAACCTTGAATCCGTTTATTGTGTTTTCTGCGTCTTTTATGTTGTATTTCTTAAGAAAGCGATTTACACGATCAAAAGTTTTTTGTTTATAGAACGCAAGACAGTTGCTTTTGTGATTTGCGTTTGGTTTTTCAATCCAAAGGTTTGTGTTTGCCCATTTCAAAAGCTCTTTGAACTTTGAAATATTCACGCAGTCAGCTAACAAATCGCCTTCTACATATTCGTACTTGTAAAAGTTGGTTGTATGAGCAACAAGCTTTGGTACCATATCCTTCAAGTGCTCAAACCTAGCAACACGATTCGAACAAATCTTTTCGTCGTGAAAAAACTTGTAAACGTACCCATCAAAAATGAATATGTTTTCATCGTCTTTGTCTAAAACATGAAACGAAGATGGTATTTTTGTTCGAGCTATTTTTAACGAGTCAACGTTTCCTACGTCCAACCATGATTTGATTTGGTTACAAGAAAACTTAAAACCTTTTTCAATCATTTTGTTTATTGTGTGACAGTCGGAAAGTTCGTTTGATGGTTGCTGCAAAATCTCTCGGGTTGCGTTCCAAAACTCTTTATAATCGTATATACCCGCTACGCCAACGTAGGCAAAGTTGTAATTTTGTTCACCTTTTTCATTGATTGTAACAATCTTGTCTAGGTGAACGTTAAAGGTACGATAGTGATGACTTGCTTCACTTACACAACCAACAATCCAGTTAGAAGTAAGTGTTAAGTTTTTATGATATTCTGGGCCTAGCACAGTATCGCAAGCATGAAACACAAAAGGTTTTTGCAATACTGATTCACAAAGCGAGATAGAATATAGCAAGCTGCTTTTTGGTCCAGTGTAATGATCTACTTCTACAAAAGTAAAGCTACGATCTGGATAACAAAGCTCTAAAAACTGTTTAACATGGCTACCATAATAGCCAAGAGTAACCACGAACTCGGTATCTTTTGAATACTGATCGATGATGTGAGCTATGGTAGGTTTATCCCCAACACGTACCAAACTTTTGTTTGTGTACTTTGTTAGTTCTCCTAATCGTGAACCAGTACCACTGGTTGTTATCAATACCTTATAGTCGGCCATATTTGTCTTCAACTCTTACGATATCAGATTCTTCAAAAGATTCTCCAAGTTGTACTTCGATAAAAATAAGATCGTCGGTGCCAGTGTTTTTAATTTGGTGTTTTGCTTCGACAGGAACAGTAATAACGCTACCAACGCCGCAGGTAGTAACTTCTCCGTCTATTCTCACTTCACCTTGACCTTTAACAACAACCCAAACTTCGCTACGCTTAAAATGATATTGATAACTTGGAGCTTCTCCAGCTTTGATGAGCAGCTTTTTAACTTTGCAGTAATCTTCTTCTAAAATAGGGAGATAGTATCCCCAAGGTTTTGTAGTTATTTCCATTTTATTTACTCTTTCTAAAAATTAGATACGTCAGAATCTGTTGGTTGAAAACCTCGCAAGTTTATAACTTGATTCATCGATGTAAACTCGATCAATTGTTTATCAACGTTGATATCTTTTAACAGTTGAGCCACCTTTTGTTTATCATCTGGGAGCATACCATCCAAATTAATCGCATCGCCCCAATGGTTCCGACTCAAAGCATGAACAACAGATGGAGTCCAACGATTTATAGGAGATATTACTTCAAATCCGTCGTTGTTTCTACCATCGTTTCCTTTTGTTTCCCAATCATATGTTGACCAATTCGGAAACAAGGTTTTTAAAAACCATGCACGATTCCAAATAGAGTTCGAACAAGAAATCTTGTAAACGGAAGGTGGAGCGTTCGAATGCTCTTTCACAAACGTTACACCTCGATGCGTTTTGTATGGTTGCAACCAACCTCTGCGCCCTATATCATATTGCACAGAATTCCATAAATCAATCCTTCCAATAGAAGGATTCATCATTTCTTCACATATATCCAAAAGCTCAAAATCAACAGGTCTAATAACCAACAAATCTTCCAAGCTAAAGTAAAAATACTGATCTGGAAGTTGTTTAAAGAACTTAATCAAGTCATTTGACCACGCTGTTGGTTTTGGATCTCTTTTTTCAGCTAGCGAAACAAAATGTATGTTCTTTTCTAACTCAAATGTTGGTTTTGAATAGCCAAGGAAATACACATTCATATCGCCCCAATATTTGTTATACAAGTATTGGTAGATTTTTATCATATGATTGGTTTCATCCCTTATTGGGATGAACATGTTGAGTTTTCTCATGCTAACGAATCTATCAGTTTAATATCTTCTATGTCTTTTGGTTCGTTTCGTTTTGCTTTCAAATCACGAATAAAGGCAAGCGATACAAACTTAACACCTTTGGTATAAAAGTAGTTTCTAGGGTTTAGTACAATTTCATCAGCGGTTGTACCATACAACGTTTCCAGATATTGATTATGGCAATCAATCAAATCATCTTTAACAATCACATTGCTTCTTGTAACGTAATCTAAATCCTTACCTTCTCTTAAACCATACGCAGACAACACAGAGCTTACAGTAACAGCATAGTCGTCTACATTAGGAACTAGTTGCTTAAACTTAGCAAGAAGTTGATCGAACTTTGGAAACGAAACCTTTTTGGCATAAACCAAATGATGCAAGCTGTTGTTGTTAAACACAACGTTAGCTAGTCTAATGGTTTGTTCGTGTGTATCGTTGATATGAATGGTGTGGTTGCCAAGGTTAAATGCTTCTCTTATCTCACGTTTGGCCGCAACAGAGTTTTGCAAACTGTCGAACTCAACCAAAAAGAACACCGTTGGATGATCTGATGTAAAACACAAGTTAGCCTTTTCTCGATAACCTGCATAGTTGTTATGTGGCCCGCCAGCCCATGCTTCGTTTTCATAAAACTCTGCCATTAGATTCAATGGACCGTTTTTGATTAACTTGACACTTTTGTAATAAACAACCTTGCCATGCTTGTTAAGTACATCAACAGCTAGTTGTCCATTTCCTTTTGCCGCTGGAAACAAAGTAGCGATAAAAGTGTTTGGTTTTAGCTTGGCATATTCTATAGCTGCTTGATCTGCATAAACGTGGGACAAGCCAAGCTTTTGAAACATAGGCCAACCGCAATACATCTGCCCATCATTACCGTCAACACCTTGTTTGCATACAACTTGTTTGTTTAATGCCATTGCAGCGGCAACACGATGCGCTCCATTCAAAATATATTTTGAATCTTGAATAGGTACCTTGGAAACTGTTGCATCAAAACCTTTGTTTTCAATCGATTTAATGATTGATTTGAATTCGTTGTCAAACGCTTCAAAGGTTGTTTTGTTGGGGTTGTCATACTCTTTAAAGCCGTTCCAAACCTTGAGATGCTCTTTGTACGCATCTTTGAAGTAATCGGTTTTAAAACCCTCTACAATCGATTTGGCGTACATATATTTTACGGCCACATCAAATCTGTAAGGAGTCAATAACTGTTTTGCATCAATCCCATCGGTTACCTTGGAATTAAAATCAATCACTTCTTTTCTTGGAAGCTTACGAATAAATTGATCGGTTTCCCATTGTTGTTTTTGACGAATATAACCATCACTGATTGGGTTGTTACGATTATATGAGTACAATGGCTGATCGATGAACACAAAATGCTTCCCAGCCATTTCTAGCATGGGCATCATAAACGCTAAATCCCAAGCAACGGAGTAATGCTTGTTTGTTCTTGGATCGATTAAATCTTGTTCTTGTAGCGAATACCAAAGCTTGCTTTTAAAGGTTCTTAGATGTGAAGTAACAAACTTTGGATAAGCTCGATAAGAGCGAGCGTTGATAACTTCTTGTGGAAATGCTTCACAAATACCTTTGGCTCCCGTGGGCCAATCGTTGTAGCTGCCATATGTCAAAAGACAACTAGGCATTTTGGTATATACCTTGTTGATAACTGTTAACGATGTTGGACTAAACAACCAATCATCACCATCAATAGCCATCAATACGCTTTCTGGTTCTTTTTCTGCTTGAAGATACTTAAAACCGTTAACGATGTTATACAACGCACCTTGATTGACTTCGTTGTGTATTACATGAAATCGTTCATCAAGTTGTAGGCTGTTTATCGCTTCCTTTGTATTGTCTTTTGACGCATCGTTGATAACAACACATTCAAAGTTCTTGTGTTGTTGTGTTGCAATAGATTCCAAACATTTTTTAATCCATTCTTGGGCATTATAAACTGGAACAACGATTTTCATTTTTGTGTTCATTTAACGTTCTCCTTGTACCAAACAAAGGTTTCACGAAACAAGTCAGGTGTAACTTTTGTTGGTTCGAATCCAAGCAACGTTTTTGCCAAACTAACATCAGCCAATGTACGAAGTGGATCACCTAGTCTTGCTGGTGCATTCGTAACTTGTACATCAAAACATTCTTCAAAAGTAAGAAGCACATCTTTAATAGGAATAGAGTTACCACCACCGATATTAATACATGCGTGTTTCATATGACTAGTCATTGCTAGCAAATTTGCTTTTGCAACGTCTTTCACATAAACAAAATCTCGTGACGATTCACCTTTACCATCCAACCGAATCTTCTTGTGTTTGATACCGTTTTCGCACCATGAAGAAATAACATTAGCATATGGTCCCGAACCTGCTTGCCTTGGACCAAAAACATTGAAATATCGCAAACAAACGCTTTCTACACCATAAAGGTTATAAAACATCTTGCAATAATCTTCGATAACGCTTTTCTGTAAAGCATACGGAGACAATGGGTTTTTGCTGCACGATTCTTTTGTAGGAAACATATCAGAGTCACCGTATACAGCAGACGAAGAAGAAAACACAAACTTTTTGACTTTACCAGACCTACAAGCGTCTAGCAATGCTAAAGTTTTCGACACATTAACGTCGTTTGACAGCATAGGATTGTCAACCGAATAAGGAACGCTCGCTTTTGCCGCAAGATGCAAAACGTAATCGTACTTACCATCCCTTATGTTTGATAAAATACCAAAATCATCAAACTCAAATTTGTAAATTTTAAGCCGAGAATTTTCATAAGGTTTCAAATGTTGAAGATTGGCTTGTTTCCCGGTGTCTAAGTTGTCTACAGCCGTTACGTTGTAATCTTGTTCTAGTAGTAAATCTACAACGTGACTACCAATAAAACCAAGCCCCCCAGTTACTAGCACATTCTTCATGGACAATGCTCCGTTCCGGCATATGGACAATACTTACATGATTCTCTGTTCTTTGGAAACATACGCTTTTGAATATAACCCAGCATAGTATCAATCGTGCTCATAGCTTTTTCTACTGCCTTGTCACCAACACTTACTGTAACAAGTTCACAGTTATTAGCCTTCTTGCTTCTACGCAAGAGAATAAAGCCACACTTGATATCCTTGAGAGACAAGTTATGCTTTCTGGCATAGAAATGTTTATAAAAGGCAAGCTGCATCGTTTTCTTGGGGTCGATACGCTTGGCTAGCGGCCAAAAGAACGAACAAGTCTTCCAATCAATAATCCAAACAACTCGCTCACCCTTTTTGTTTACACCTTCAATTACTCCATCGATAAATCCCTTGAACATATGATTGTGATTATCGATTGATTCCATCAAAGGTAGCTCGGCAGCAACAAACTTCCAATCACCAAAAGTATTTTCCATAAAGGCTGGTACTTCTGAAAGAATAGGTTCAATGGTATCGTGCCATTCGCTTTCCTTTAGCTCGCTAGCATTTGGAAGCTTACTGAACATCTCGGTAAGGTTTGCTCTTACTTGCTCGATAGGTGGCATTACCTTGGTTGTTAGGTATTGTTCTAGTGCATCGTGAATAACTTGACCGAACTCTGTATGCTCGGAGGGACCGTCATTCTCGGTCTTGACTTCATCAAGATACTTGAGCTTGTGTTTAAACGAACAATCCATCCAAGTAGCGATCTCTGAATAAGAGACATGCTTACGAAGTTGAATATATTCTACGTTGGTAGGTGAAGAAAAATCAATGTCTGTTGAGATTGTCATTTTGCTATCTAAAAGGTTGTCTATACTATTAGAGTATAGCACATCCTTTTTAGCAATCTCAAGTATTTTTAAATGTTTTTTTGTTATTGTTTGGTCTTTACTCATAGAGTAAAGTATATAACTCACCGTTTTGGAAAGCTAAATATTATGAGTTTTCGGGTGGTGGTACCACGGTTTGTACTGGTGCGGGAAGTTGCTTGGAACTCTCGATAACTGGAGGACCGGAAAGAATCTCTAGAACCTCTACACGTTCGTTACTTGCTTGAATTGAATGCTTTGTTCCAGCAGTGATAATAGGATGTGTGCCGGGAAGAATTTTCTTCTTCATAGCTCCAACGGTATAATCACCACTACCTTTCAAAAACAACCAATCCTTAACAGTGAAATCTTGTGAAGTATAAAGTTCTGTTGCTTTGCCAGCTTCAACCCAAATCCAAGTAACTCTAACATATGGAGTATCCCATAATACCTTTGAGCCGCCCCATGACCTTTTGTTGCTACTGAATAAACTCTTAAGCCATTTAAACATCTTTAAATCCTTTCAATCCACTTTAACTACTTTCGAGCAGGAAGTTTCTTAGCCGGAAGCTTGCGAGGTGGTGGTGGTGGAGCTTCTTCTTCTACGTCGCATTCGCATTCATCAATCAAAAGTTCGCAGGTTTCGCAATATTCTTCATATTCTTCCGCAGCATCATCATCACAATCCTCGTCACAGGTATCGTGTCCATCACCGTGCTCACAACACTTAACAACAACCTTTTTAAACTCGCTTACAGTTAAATCGATTGCTTCTTTGAGATCAGTTAAATTTTCTAGAAAGCTTTGAGGAACACCACCTGTTTTTTCAATTTCTTCAATTGAAGAAGCTACATCAACAAGTAGCGATTTCAAACCACCAATGTACATTCTTGCTTTAAGAGGATGATTTACTTTTTGCATATATACTCCTGTTGTTAACTAGCGACGATATCCAAACTTAACTCTGCTTTGGAATTCGCAAAAATTGCGTGCTCCAACATAAGAAAACGCTGAACGCAATCCACCAGCAATTTCTTCAACAACAACTTTAGCACTTGCCTTCAAGTTAGTTGTTGTGCTTCTACCTTCTGGTGTTGGCAAACCTTTATCAGCTTCTCTAATCACGGCCATTGCATCCCTTGATGCCATACCACGATAAATTGGCTTGTATGTATGAGTGATTGGGTCATATACTCTTGACCTATCTGGATTCTCTGGGCAACCTGCAAAGAAATATCCGCTCATAACCGCTGATGCTCCAGCACCAATAGCCTTGGCAACGTCTCCATAAGCTCTTGCACCACCATCAGCAATAACAGGCTTGTCAGTGTTTCTTGCACAACGCATAACTGTTGTAAACATAGGTGTATTAACACCTGTTACATTCTTTGTCTCACATACAAACCCACCACCAATACCAACCTTAATAGCATCAGCACCCCATGAGTCAAGATCATGGACGGCTTCTGGTGTTCCAACGTTTCCTGCCATGATGAAAATATCTCTACCAAAACGTTTACGCAACCACTCAATTGTGTTTTTCATCATTTGAGTGTGACCGTGAGCAATATCAACCACAAAGAATCGAGCACCAGCTTTGTGAAGAGCTTCTGCTCGTTCTTGCCAATCTCTATTGGTGCCAATAGAAACAAAACATTCGGTATCTCTTTGAGCTGTTGCTTGAGCATAAGACAAAACATTGTCTTCGATTGTCATAAATCGATGAATTGCACCACAAGCTCCAGCATGAGAAAGCACTCTGGCCATATCGCCTTCTGTAATCGTATCCATGTTGGCAGAAATTACAGGTACTTTTAGTGTTAGGCTATGGTCGCTATCAACACTCTCAAGCACAACAGATGTATTCACTTCTGATCTACTCAGAATATCTGAGAAATCAGGGAAAATAAACACATCGTCATATTCGTGAAAAATCATATTTCGTTACCTTTCTTATCGATGTTAGCAGATATTAAAAACAAAGTCTAGTTATAACTGCATGAAACTCACAAAGCAAAACATCGCAATGATTAAACAGTTTGCGGCTCATTGCATTAAAGAACTTGGTCTTAAAGGGCCAGTAAGAATAACTTTGTCCAAGCATCAAACAGGTATGCCAACCGCAGGATACTTTGACCCTAATAACTGTGAGGTGTTTGTTGCTGTGCATAATCGTGCTATAGCAGATATTATGCGTACAATGGCTCATGAGCTAACTCACTGCCGCCAACAACAACAAGGAACGTTGTTTCCTATGGATGATGAAGGTCTTCAACCCCTTGAAGATGAAGCTAATACTATGAGCGGAAGACTTGTAAGATTTTACGGAAGAAAAAACCGTGACATATACGCAGACTTAATTTCAGAAGGATTAAAGGGTTTCCTCTACAATCCTCCAAAATCTTGAAGGTCCGTCAATCAAATATTCTTCAATCTCTGGAATGCTTTTGTTGAACCATTCTTCTGTGGCATGAAGAACTTGATCGTTAACAATAGGTGTTCCTCCCAACAGTTTTGTTTCTGTTGTTATTCTGGAGCCTACATCCATATCTCTTGGAAAGAATACCAACCCCTTACTCTTCGCTAGTTCTTCCAAGAATCTTTCATTGGTTAATCCCTTAAGAAGAACATAAGGCATATTCTTTTCTTTGCAGTATTTCACCGCATCTTCTGTGCCTTTAATCCAGCTATCTGAATCAAGAATAGCCCATCTATCTTCTGGCACAAGCTCACCAGCTTCTTTACGTTCTCTTACCTTTCTAATGTTTAGAATAGTTTCTGGGTAGAACGTAGAGCTTTGAGTAAAGTCTTTTGTTTTGCCTTTAAGTTCTGGATACAATCTATAAAACTTGTCTCTTTGTCCGTCGCTGCACCAAAACAAAACCTTGGCGCAAGTCATCCAATGAGCCATATATTTGCCGTGTGGAGTTTTTTCACAACCGCAACTACCAGCTTGAAGCTCATGCTTTTTGGTAGAACGTAACACACAAGGTTTAAAGTCATACTCAAAGAAATAGTATCGAACCTTGTGATCGATAAAAGCTTGCAAGACATGGGGAGGAATCATTGTTTGATTGCCAATCACCCATATCTTGTCATGATGCTTTTTAACCATTGTTTCTGTTACACTGTGAGAGTGCATTTGAAACAATTGTTTAGGGCAAGCTTTAATGATAGCGTCTGAGGTTAACTCAGCACCACCAAGAATTTCTGTAGCGAAAAAATCTTGAACGAAAATAACTTGCGCTTTGGCAGGAATATAGAATTCTTTAGGTAGACTTGATAGCATGAGCCATAGTCTACAACAACTTTATTCATTTGTGGTGATTAAACCATTAAAGATATGAGCGATCACATCAACGGTCCAACCATTACCCAAAGCATGATATCGATGTGTGTTGGCAACGCAAGCAGTGTAATTATCTGGGACGGTTTGCAACCTTTCAAACTCTA